TAGAGGCTTGAATACTCCATAAGATTCTACAATCGTTGAGTTCAAAGGTTGAAGCACATCAATACCAATAACTCTAATTGTTGGATTTTCAGGGGAAGTAAAAGACCATTTCCCAGGATTGATAATTTGGATAGGTACGGTGGTTGTATACCCCGAGGAGATAGTTGCCATTAGATGTCAGCCCTCGCTTTCGCACGATAAGTAACGGTTGTATCAAGCGGAACTTCGTAATCATTTAGTTCTGCAATTTGTGTGGAGTTTGCCGATACTGGACTGTTACGAACTGTTGAGTAAGTAACTCCATTATCGTCAGAGCGTTCAACATCAAAAAAGAAATTACCAAAACCACCTCTAGTAAATACGGGAGTATCCCCTGCATGGAAAGCAATTTTGTCTACATAGAAAACTTCACTTGAGCCAGCGCTAGTAATTCTTACAAACACTTGTGCGTCGGTTGCTGATGGTGGAGCAAGAACTGTTGCGTTTGCAGTAACAAAAGCAGAACTTGTAGCGCTTACTGATGTTCCAAAAGTAGTGCTAATTGTCGAACCTGTTGAAGTCAAATACCTAATTCCTACTGCAACCGAACGGGTTGTCGTCCCCGCCCTAAAATCAGCAAGCGCTGAGAACTCTTGGTTTGCAGTTACAGCAAATTTTGTAGCGGTGGTCGTAGAAGCAACGGCGTCACCACTTGAACTAGCAGTAATTTCTAAAGATGCGCTACCGATTGAGGCTTGAGTAGTCGAGCGAGCAATCGCACAATTTGTGACCGCCGCCCATCCTGTTGTATTAGTTTCAAGAGAGGCTTGGTTTGGGGATAAAGCATTGGTTCTACCAAACACCGTAAGAGTTACGGCTCCAACATTTTCATCAAAGAACGCAGTAATCAAGGGTGTGGCTGGCGCATCGACATCAATAGTAAATTGGCTAAAAGCCCACTCGCTAAAATAGTTTGAACCGTTTAGTAATTGAGCAACTCGAACATAGGCTCGATAGGTTGTGCCATCTGCTAGGTCAGCCTCAAGTGTTTGACCATCGTTGCTTGAAGTCACTACACCCGTTTGAACCGCAGGTGTTGATGTATTGGGATTGAAAGTACCAGCACTATATGTAGCAGAATCAAAAACTTTAATTTCGTATGCGTTTTGTGAGTCACCATCTGCATCAGCATAAGTCCAAGTGACTGAAGGGAAAGTTGTATCTGTAATCGTTCCACTTGGGTTAGTCACAGTCAATGTTGGTTGAGTGGTTGTTACTACATCTATAAACAACTCATACAGTCCAGCACGGTCACCGCTCACCGTTGCGTTGTCTGCAAATTTCACTACTAGATTGTCGATAAGAGTTTGACTCCAAGCCTCTCCGTTTGGGGCTGTTGTAAGTTTTAAGGCGGTATCAAGAGTAGTTAAAGCAAGTGTGTTTGCTTTTGTAAAAGGAACTGAATAACTAACAGCACGACCATTGCGGTCTGTAATAACTCCAAGACTTAGTTCAATAGAACCTGTTGTGCCAATAGTTGCTCTTGCTCTTAAATTAACAAAGGCTACTCTTTCCGTACTAGCAAGAGTTTGTGTTCCAAATTCTGCTTCATAAGATGCGGGAACTGTTGTGCTGGTACGAGTGATAAATGTACTATCGCTTGAATCAGAAAGCGCCGCATGAACTGAACCCGCTCCACCCGAGATAGTAAAAGCCGAGGCGTTGTTCCAGTTTGCATTAGGGCGCAGTACATAAGTAGCCATTATTTGTTAGCCAACTCCTTTGCCAATATAGCAAATGTCTCTTGAATTCTCTGAGTAATTATGTCAGCCTTTTCATCTTGATTTGTAGCACCAGTTGTATCAACATTGACCACAAACGCACCTTGCTCAATAACTATGTTGTTTCCACTTACTCCCGAAATTCTTGCTTCTGCATCTGTGACTTGAGCAAGTTTTAACTGGGCGTTAGCAATTTTGTCTCCAAAAGCCGCTTCAGAACCGAACTTTCCTATTGCCGCACCAGTAATACTAATTGCTCTTTGAATTTCATTTATCTGTTTAATTGCATCTACTCCGCCACCAAGGATTGACGCCGCAAGTTGAGCGCCCTTGATTGGTCCCGATTCAACTAAATCTTGAATTGCTTTTGCATCAAGTCCAAGTGCCTGAAGTTGAGTGATTTGTTGAGCGAACTGATTACTCTTATTAAGTCTTGTTTGCATATTCTCAATAAGAGATTTAGCCTTTGGAATAAATCCGTCAGGAAGTTCTACACTTTTAAGTCCAGCAAAACCTAAAATTGTGTCTTTAAGAGAATCAGCAAAGTCTTTAGCCGCTTGTTGTAAGTCTTTTAGAACATCACTCATTGACTCAATGCCAGCCTTCATTGCCTCACGAATCTTTGCCATTAAGTCGGCTGAGCCTTGTATGTCATTTAGGGCGTCCTCATCAATACCGCCAGCCTTAATTGCATCAGCCTTATCTTTTTCTTTTTTAAGGATGTCGCCAAAACCAAGACCTTCTTCAAGGCTCTCCCTTATGTTGCCAATAAAATCTTTTATCTCTTCAGGGAAATTTGCGTTTTGTGCAAAGATAACCATGTTCTTGCCAAACTCAATTAACTTATCACCTGCTTCATCAGCCTTGTCAGCAACCGAATCAATAAATTTTCCTATGGTTCCAGCAAAGTCAAATTTAAGTGCAGTACCAAGACCTGCAATTATTTTTTCAAGAAAGGGCGAGGCTTTTTTAGCGCCAGCAATTAAACCTTCAACTATCTTTGAACCATTGTCTTTTGCCGCTAAATCAACAACCTTCATATTAAAATCAAGCATTTTGTTTGCAACATTCGAAATAGCACCAGCGGCACCTTCAGAGTAATTACCCCAACTTTTAGCGTTAGTAATAAGTGTTTTAGAAACTTTTGTTATAGCGTTTATGCTTTGTTCAGAACCTTTTTCTGTACTACCAAACAAAGCGTCAGATAATTTCCCTCCAATGTTTTTTAAGTTATTGACAAAACCGCTTCCAAAATTATTTAGAGAAGCAACAACCGATTGCAGTAATTTATCAACTCCAGGTATTTTGCTCAATAAATTGATTAGGCTCATAACCCAACCTTTGACCGTATCAAGGGCATCTCCTAGGAAATTACCAATTCCACTTGCTACTGTTTTGAATATATTAAAAATGCCTTTACCCAAAATAACAAATCCAGCAATAATACCTTTAACGATTGTCTTGGCTACATCCAATAACTTTTCAAAAATATAAATACCAGTCGCAATAGCCTTTAAGATATTGGCAAAAGATGTAACAATCAGAGTAACTGCAAGTGCAATAATTCTTATGATTGTATTAAATACTGTTTCTACAACTTTACGGAAAGTTTCATTAGTTTCCATAAGAGTGATAAAAGCATCAATTACATTTTTATAGGTTGTATAAACAAATTTAGCAAAATTCAAAATTACATCTAAAACAAACTCAAATACTTTTGCTATAACCTCAGCAAAAAAACCAAACACTCTTATTACTTGAGCCAAAGTTTTTAGAAGGTGACCATAATATGTGATAATTCCAGCAAGCACGACAGTAACAATTTTTGCTACAAAATTAAATACTGCGTTTACAACTTTACGAAATGTTTCAAAATTTTTGTAAGCAGTTACAATGGCTGTGACTAATAAACCAACTATTAACACTACACGCATAATTGGGTTTGCCGCCATAGTTGCATTAAGTTTGAGCATTGAAGCGGCAAGACCATTAGTAGAAGCAATACTTGATAATTGTCCACCAGTTAATAAAACAGTTCCAACCGCTAATAAAGCCTGAGTAAAAGTAACTATTTTAATAGCCGCCGCATGAGCATAAAAGGCTATGGTTGCAAAAGCGATTGCAGTAGCAATTCCCGTGAAGGCTATAACAAGAATTTGTGTGGCTCTTGCATTATTTTGAAATAAACTTGTAATTGTTTGAACTATCGATGCGACGGTGCTTATAGCCTTTGCAAGTACACCGATTGCTAAAGCAGATAAGTTTGCAAATACAACACTTAATTTTTGAATTGCTGGTACAAGTGGCGCAAAAGCAGTAACTAATTGTCCTATTGCTCCTCTTAATTGAGGAGAAGTTACGGCTAAAACAAATGCTGTAAAAACCAAATTAAATCTTGATAGTTGTAAGAAAAATCCTTCGAAGAAAGGCGCCGCTTGCGCTAGAGATTTACCTGCTCGTATACCAAAGAAAGTAGCAAAAGCCGCCGCAATAGGCAATACTTTTTCCATAGTCGAGGCAATTTCATTTACACTTAATTTACTTTTATCGATTCTTTCAATAAAGTTTCCTATATTGGTTGTTAAAGTTGTAAATGGGGTTGCTAATTTAGTTAATACTTTTTCTAAAGCATCAAGGACTTTGGAAAAAGTACCAGTACCCTCGGAGGCTCTTGCTAATTTAGTACGCAATTCAAGAGTAGATAAAATTAACGCACTAAAAGCATTGAGTAATCTTAATCCAACTGCTTCTTGCAATCTTCTAGTTTGGTCGCCCATTTCTTTTAATGCCCGAGAAGGACTTTGTATTGCTAAAGCATAAGCACCTTGAACTTTAGTTCCCTCTTTCAGAATTAAATTAAGAACCGCTTGGCGTCTTTCAGCCATAGTTAAGTCACTTGCGCTTTTACCTATTGTCCGCCCATAAATAGCAAAGGCTTCTGTTGCTCCAGCAGTAATACCAATTTGACGCAACATTCTTGTTTGACCTGTTGTAATAGCAAAAATTAAAGAATTCAAAGCATCCGCCGAATTAACGCTTGCTGTTACAGATAGGTCTTGAGCAATGTTGGCTAACTGAGTAGCGTTAGTTAAATCGACATTTGATTGAGCAAGTTTGATAATTGCTTTACGGGAAGCCACCGCAGACAATCCAACATTTTGAATTTCCTCGGATGCGATAGCAAGTTGGGCATATCCATATCGAGTTGATTTACCAATAGCCTGTAAAGCAATATCCAACTCTTGAACTTCAGCCGCCGCTTTGAATGATTTTGTAGCAAAAACAATTAAACTAATTGCAGTACCAGCGGCAACAGCGCCAAGCGCATTTAGACTTGAATTAAGTTTAGAAGCGGCGCTTTGAAAAGTTTCAGCACTTTTTGTTGCTTCGCTTAAACCTTTTGTGAACTGGGCAGAATCCGCCGTGAGGCGAGCACGGACTTCCATGGTTGGTGACTCAGCCATTTATCTCCTTGCCTTTGCTCTTCTGTCGGCTTTCTCACGCTCTTTTTCTTTTAGGACATAGAAAGCGTTCCACTCAGTCAATTCCATACTGCTAAGAGGGCGGTGGGAGGCACTTCCGTAAAGAAGTTCACCCACCGTCCGTCCTAACTTTTCAGCAATTTCGAAAAGAAACCGTCTCTCAGGATTCTTGAGGAAATCGAGCCTGTGCTTGGTCTACCGCCTTATCACTAAGACCTGAACTTCCAAGAGCCTTTGTTGCCAAACGCTCAATGACTGAACCGTTCTTTGAAAGGATTGCTTCACGGTCTTTTTCCGTAAAGACTGGCAAGCCAGTTGTAGGGTCGTACACAGTTGCGATAACAGTTTTTGCATACATATTAGAAACATCAACCTTATCGGAGGATGTAACTCCCTCGGTAAGTGTTGCTCTTTGTCCAGCCGTCATAGAACGAATTTCTACTGTTACGCCCCACTCAGGGACTTCTAGTAATTCCTTCGTAATATCGTCTGCTTCAAATATCTTGCCTCTTAAATCTGTCATTTCTTTTTCTCCTTGGGACACTAGGTTGGTCACGATAAATTATTAAGTTTTTTTAATACAGTTCTTATGCTGAGTAGGTGCCTCTTGTTACGGCGCCTGTCACTTGGAACTCAGCAGAGTATGTCACTACATCTCCGATAGCACCACTCTTCTCGTAAGAAGTTAGGAAGCACTCTCCTGTGTACTTGACGAATCCGTTGGTTGAGCCTTCAGGACCGTACTCAAAAGAAACTGAAGCCGCTTGACCTAAAATTCCAGCCAAGTGAGCATCAACTGTTGCGTCAAAGTTTCCTGAAACGCTGACTGTTGAGTCTGATAATCCAACAACATAAGACTTTGCTGATGAACCAAAAGTGCTGGTTTCGGCTGTGTCTACTGATTGTGGGAATGAAACATCTGTAAGGGTGTCGCTGATATTGGTAAGGGTTCCACTTGTGTTGTCTACCTTAAATACGGTGGATTTACCATGTCTAAATGTTGGCATTGTTTTTACCTCCTAGTAAAAGCCACCACAGGGGTAGCCGAGCCTGATGAACCTGCGACTGTGTAATTCACTCGTAGGTATCTATTGATTGTTGTACCACTAGCAACTTCAACTCTTTGTGAAGTTGTAGTTGTAGTGCTGACCACGGTAAAAGTAACCAAGTCAGCAAAAGTTGAGTTATCGGCTGAGTGTTGGATTTTTACTGTGATATTTCCATTGCGGGTGTTTACTGGAACTGACAAGAAACCTGCTCCACCATTTGCGGTAGAGGCTCCGTTATCTACGCCTGTTCCGTTTCCAGTCGTTGTTACAGCCGAGCCTGAAGAAAGAATTCTTCCGTGCTCAACTGCATCTGTTGATTGGAATTCTGCATTTGCTTGAACGATGTCTGCGATGGCACTTGATACCTCGTAGGATGTATCGTCAGCAATTAACATAATTGCCCCTGCGCCATTTGAATGACCTTGTGGAGCAACGATTACCTGAGTCTTGGTTGCATTACCAAGAGCGGTATTAAAAAATTCATCTGTACCTGTGGAAGCAGTTGCCTCAAACATTCCTGAAAGAGATACTGTTCCATCACGATGACCTACAACATAGGTCTTGGCGCTTGTTCCGAAAGCGCTAGTTTCAGCGGTATCGATACTTGTGGAAGCGCTAACATCATTAAAATAAGTAGAAAAATCATATTTATCAAGAAAGATATTGACATTTTTACCGTGGCTAAATGTAGGCATTATTTCTCCTCAACTGGGCGTTGAAATGGGGTGCCATCTTGGAGAAAACCATCGCCATCAATATCTGTGGCATTAGCATCAAAACCCTCTTCAACAGCAGGTTCTTCAACCTTTTCTGCAACGGGTTCGGCTTTAGGTTCTTCTACAACAGGCTCTTCGATTTTCTTTGTTGGCTTATCGGCATCTTCAATAATGCCTGACTCTAAAAGCCATTTGACCGATGTTGCTGGCAAATCTTCTACGATTTTTCCAGCCTCGGCTCGTTTGTTTGGTGGGTAATCAATACCCTGCAAGACTCTATAACGAGTCATTCAAACCTCCTCCGTGACGGCACATAGATAGCCCAAGTGACCGTCAGGTCACTCGGACACGGAAGAGACGAAAAACTCGGGCGACTAAGCGCACATTGAGTTTAGTATAGCGTATTGCTTATTTTACATTTATGAGAATTAATCACAGCTTCTTGGTTGTAAATCAAATAAGAAACTTTCATTTCTTTCATAACTTTCTTGTTGTTCTTGACATCTGTGAGCAGGATAGAAAGCCTTGATTCGACCATACATATCGCCTTGCCAAAGTTTTTCTACACCTAGATACCAGTTACCTTTTTTAGATTGTCTCCAAACGAGACCCTCGCAACCGCACCTTTTACACTTTGCCATCTCGTCCTCCTCTCAGGACAAGGCAAGTATATCACAACTGGGGTTAGTTATTCTCTCTTCTAAGGCGCTCTTCTTGAATCATGCCTAGGGTGAGAAAGTAACCGATGCCATCTACTACCGTGTCAGGCTTAGTTTGATTGACCTCACGGGCAATTTTCATGCCCACCATGCAAAGGCTTACCTGCTCGGCAGAAACCTCACAGTCGAGGATTACAGACCATATCTTTGATGCTCTAGTGAAGTTATCAAGAGGATGCCCATAGGCTTCCTGACGGTCTCCTGAGACCAATTCAGCGGCGTATAGGGCTATATCTCTAGGGTCGTTCATAATACTTGGATGTCCGAGATTCCCTCGCTGGTCACTAGGAATGTCAGCACTCCCACAGCCGCAACCTCCCCCTTGGATTGTCTCCACCACACGCTTCCC